TTCAGCAATTTCTAACTTTAGGAAAAAATCACCATACTTACACATATTACGAATCCAAGGCCATAGATTAAATTCTATGTTTAATACATCATAAAATAAATTATAAAGTATTTTTTGTATATCTTCATCAGCTGATTTAATAGATAGTACTTCACCCATATCATTCTTTAATGTACTTTCGTCAGCTACTATATCTAATGCTGATGCTATAATAGCATCCATATCCATTGCATCATATTCAGAATACAATAAAGGACGCATAACTTGATAGTTAAATGCATTTTGTTGCCCATAAATAGATGTACCTGAATTTGTATAGATTCTATTAAATCTATCTACTAAAGAATTTGTATCTAAATCACCTGTTTGCTGTGCTTTATTTACATCAAATACTTTAAGTTGATTACCACCAGCATTACGTATAATTACATCTGTTGAAAATAATCTTTTTAGTCTTGAAAATAAACCTTTATCTGCCATTTTATTTTATATGTTTATAAATATTATATTTTATTATCCTACTAACCAGCTTACATCATGGTCTTTACCACCTATGTTAACTTTATATGGGTTTTCTACATTACTACCAATGGAGTTATTACCCCCGTAACCGCCACTCCAATTTACTTTATTACTTTTTACACTACCTAATGTTGCTCTTGCCATGTCTAAACTTTGCTGTTGAAATTTTAATGATGTGTCTCGTAGGAACATACCAATCCCAAATGACATAACCAAGTCATCATTGTAACCTCTTTGAGCTTCTGGTCTTCCATTACGCCAAATGAATACTTTCATTTCTTCTAGTAAACGTTTTGAGCGAATAGTTACACTTTTATCGCCAATAAATTCTCTCATTTTATTAATACAAAGAGGTCTTGTTCTCATTGACATTGTAAAACCCGGAGTCATTTCACTATTGCCCTCGTACACTCTAAGATAAGATTGTGCCGTTAGTTGTTCTGATTTAGGAGAATGATATAAGTTTCTATACCCTCTCTCAATTATTGCATCTAGTGTTGCCCACCCTATTGAAGCATTTTCAACTACTAACATTGCATTATTATATTCTGTAGCTAAACCAGTTAAAAAGTATCCAAATTCCTTAGGTGGCATCTGTCCTTTATATTCTGCTACTTGAGTATTAGTTAATACATCCATTACATGGCATGCCGAAAAATCTTTACCATCACCTCTAGCTACATCAGCTGTAATCATATATTCTCTTGAATAATCAGCTGGTTCCCAAATCCATAAATTTTGATCAACACCTCTTCTTTCGGTTGGTTCTGATATAGTGGTTTCTTTAATAAACTCCATCCACTCTCCATAAAATACTACATCACCCGAAGTACTAAAATCACAATCACATTCTTGTGCTGCCATTCTAGGATCACCTAATAAATCATCTTGTCGGTTTCTCCATTCTTGATCTCTTTCAGGATGTACAAACCATGGTAATTTAATAGGTAAAAAATCATTTTCTTGATTTTCTGCAGCTACCCATGTTTTATGAAACCAATTTCCAGTACCATAAGGAGTACTTAATACTATTGCCCCACCACCAGTAGCTAATGTTTGTTGAGCTGAAGCCCATATTTCACCTATATTATCAATAAAGGCTGCCTCATCTATTATTAGAAGTGATACTGCTTCTGATCTACCTGCATCAGATGCTGCTGAAGTTGCTTTTATTTGAGATCCATTTGCTAACCGTAAAGATAATTTGTTATTTTCAGGTGCTGTAATTTTAAGCCATGAAGGTAAATTTTCAAACATGAATTTTACCTTTGTAACCATGTTACGAGCAGTTTCTTGTTTCGTTGCTATACAAAGTATGTTTTTATCCTTATGAAATAACATTAACCATAAAGAATAACCTGCAGACAAAGTAGATATACCTAATTGTCTAGATTTTAAAATAACAGAATATGGGTTATCATTAAATAAGTTTAATACTCTTTCTTGAAATGGGTATAAATTAAATATAACTCTACCTCTTTGAGGGTGTTGTATAAAACAATATTTTTTCATAAAATGTACAGGATCTGAAGCACATTTTAAATATTCTTGTCTTATTATTTTTTTAATATCGCTCATTTAATTGTTGGGTCTATTAAATCAGTAATAGTAGGTTTTTTAATTTTTGGCATTTTAATTTTCCAATACATTTTACCTGATATAGTAGGTACTAAATTAATGTCTACTACAGTTAAACCAAAACCAATACCATACAATGTTTGTTTTTTAGTTTTTAGTATTAATTCTCCTCCTATATTGTTAAAATTACCACCTGCTAATCCTAATCCAGCCCCAATATATAACTCTCTTTTGTTTACTGCACTTTCTTTTGAAATTATTGTAGTAGGGTAAACTAAAGAATATTTTATTCCTCTTGATATTATTTTATTTTGCGTTATAGTATCATTTATTATAAAGGTAACACTATCTTTTGCTAATGTGTCTGCATATGCGTATGCTTTAAAATAATCTTCTAATATAGATAAAGTATCTATAGGGATAGTATCATGTACTTCTATTGTATCATGAATAGTTCTAATTCTCCATTTTACTTCTGTTCTGTATTCTGGGACATAAGTTTTTAGAGTTTTTACAATAGTATCGTACTTAGTTTCTATCTTTACTACTGTACCTTCTTCTGATGGAGATGTAATTTTAGTTCCTTGGCATTCTCTTAAAAAAAGTATAATAATAAGTAATACAACTATTGTTATAGATTGTATATTTCTAAAGAGATTTTTCAAGTTTCTTTAATTCTTTAGTCTTATCTACCATACTATCAAATAATGACTGCTCAGATTTTGTTCTTTCTTTTCTGTCAATTTTTGATATTTTTAGAAGTTCAGACTTATTTTTTTTAAGATCTTTTTTAATTTTATCAATTGCTTCTTTTGTTTTTAAAGCATCTGCCTTTTCTTTAGCTATTGATTTTTCTTTTTTTATATCTGCTGCTGTTGGTTCTTCTTCTTCTCTTATATCAGAAAATTTTTCACCTTTTCTTTCTGCAACTTTATAATCGTCATCTATAAATTTAACTAATCTATTTAATACTTTTCTATAATCCATTCCATCGTATTCATCACCCATCATATCCTGGAATAGATCAACTATTTGTTCCATTTTAGATCTGGTTTGGTAGACTTCTTCAAGATTTTCTCCTGCAGCATCTATAGCTGCTTTTAAAGTATTAACTTTTTCTTGATTTGCATCTAAATCGTCGCCTATACCTTCTGTAAGGATACTTTTAATTTCTAACTTTATTGCATCTTTAAGATCAAATTTTTTCATTGTGGGTATATTTTTGTTATACATATTGCAGAGAAAGTGTTTCTTGTATAGTCTTAATACGTTCTTTTGTAGTACCCTTAATTTTAATTAAATTTTTAATTCTATATTGATATCTATCTAAAAACATATTAATAGTAAAATCTATTAATTCTCTATATTTTGAATCTGTTTCCCTTACACCATTATCTTCTATTCCCACCCCTTCAGGTGAAACATAGAATATATAATCATATTCATGTATTAAACTAGCTGATAATTGTGTAAATTTATCTTTTTCTAGATAGTTCATTGAATCCGAACATTGGGCAAATGCCATAACATCTATAATAGTTCTATCTGTTATAATATTATCCTGCATTAACTCAGCTGCTCGTTCTGATAAGAATATTGTTTGACCTTTTAATGTTGAATCTGTATTTAATGGAATACCCATTGACATTAAATGTTTAGAACGCTCTGTTCTAAAGTTATAATCTTTAAATTCTTCTAATTCTTTTAAGGCATTAACAAGTGTAGTTTTGCCTACACTCATTGTACCACAAAATCCTATTTTCATATTAAAATCTTTCAACCCCTTTCATGGCTGGGTTTTTATACCAAGGAAGACCTTCTCTTTCTTTTATAGACTCACTGTATAATTCTTTATCATATTCAAATCCATATAAATAATATCTTGATTTTTTTCTAACTCCATCTGTTGATCTTACTGCTGGGCCTTCCCAATTGTGAATTTTCCAAGAATCTTCTCCTTCAAATCTAATTAAATCATATTCAAGGTCTTCAACCGTAATTGTTTTTGTCTCACAAAAATAACCTTCTTTTCTTTGTCTTGCCATAATAATGTTTTAATGTAATATACGAAAGATTTTTTAAACAAACAAAGCATTTTCAAAAAACTCTGGGTATGGGTCTTTTGTTTCTTCTAATATACTTTCTGCAACATATATTCCTTGTGCTCCTGATACTGTAATACCTCTTGCACTTAAAGCATCGCCTACAAAGTGTATGTTTGGGTAATCTTCTAAACTTAAATCCTCATAATCTACTAATGGTTCAGGTGATAGATATTTTACTTCAGGCATATATATTCCCCAATCATCTCCTAATGTTGGAAATACTTTGGTCATGTCTTCTATAAAATCTTCTATGTAAAAAGCATATTCACCTAATGCTTTATATAATGGGTCTATACTATCTACTACTTCAGTTTTAACATAATCGCCTTCTGATGTTTTAGATGGTACTCTGTGTGATGGAGAATAATATGTACCCTTACCATCTTTTTGTAGTTTTTTAACTGCATCTCTTGACCAATCAAATGGTTTATCTATGTTTTTAATTTCCATTAGTATACCAAAATTGGTCATGTCATTACGATATGCTTCGTCTTTTTTAGCATGACCATTGTAACTATAATCTCCATATGTGTGTTCTGCTGCTACATAAGCTGCATTATTATTTGTACAAAATGATCTTAATGAAACACCTTTACTATCATATTTTCTATATAATTTGAAATCGTATGATATGTCTATTAATTTTTGAAAGTGTTTTTGTGGTGCTTCAAATCGTACACCTATTTGTACTGATTTAGGTTCGGTTGCTAGCTCATATTTTTCTGCTAATTTTTTACCAAAGTCAATACCTGATTTACCTACACCAAAAATTAAACGGTCATATTCTATTGTTTCTTTTGGAGTATTCCAATCACAATATAATTCTTGATTATCAAAATCAATTTCAGTTACTTTAGTTTCCCATACAAATTCTACTCCATTATCAACTAAATATTGATACCAATTTTTACCTATTTCATGTAAATAATCTGTACCAACGTGCCATACAGGGAATAATCTTAAACCAAAGTGTGGTTTGATAAATTCGGGTTCTTCTTGAGGATCTGAACATTGTACTGCTTCTGGTTTAGGGTGAAAACGTTTAAAGTTTTCTATAACCTGATCCATTAATTCCATTGCTTTCTCTTCACCACAATATTTGGATAATTGACCTCCTATTGATGTATGATATGTTAATTTACCATCTGACCATCCTCCTGCACCTAACATTCCTGTCATTACTTCTTCAGGTAATCTGTTGTGTGGGTCTTTACCCATGTCTATGATTGTTATTTTACCTTCATATCCATTGTCTATAAGCTTAGTAGCTGCGTTTATGTTTGCTACTCCTGCTCCTACCATTACTGTTTTCTCCATTTATATTTGAGTTTTTTGGGTTAATATACGAAAAAAAAGTGACGCCTCCAAAGGAGACGCCACAACTGTCTAATTATTTTTTTAAAGCGACTGGTTATGAATCAGTCTATATAAATTTATTTTAAAAAGTTTCTATTTTAAGTGATTTTAATTTTTTTATTCCATCTTTTATAGAAGCTACATCTTCATCTGTAACTTTATCTTCATAACCACTTCCAACATGGTATTTTTTACCCATTTCTTCTTTTGAATTATTTTGAGCTACAAAATCAAAGTAACTTACAAAATCATCTTTTCTTTTATCTATATAAGCTTTAACTTTATTATCATCAAGATTATTTGCTCTATATTTAATTGAGGGTTCATCTCCTACAGTTATATACATTTGAAGATTTCCATCTCCTTTTTTATCTGCTAATTGAAAATAATAAGTTAAACTAGTTTTACCTGCGTCGGCTTTAGATCTAAGTTTTAATTCTGTTCCTTTTGGGAAAGTAGGCTCTTCCATACCTAACATATCATCGGCCCACCCAATAAAAACACCAGCAGATTCTTCTTTTAATAGCTTACCTTCAGCTAAAAACTCATCCTCAAATTCTTCTACATCTTGCCCTTGTAACATTGCAAGAGCTTCAATTGCTTCTTCTCTAGTTAAAGCACCTTTATCAATATGAATTTGTAAAGCTTTAATTTGTAAATCTAGTGGATCAGCTTCATCATAGAATCTATCAAGGTATTCATCATATATGTCTATAAAATCTTCAACTGGCATTTTAGGAACACTAGTGATGTTAGCCTTTATATAATCTATTTCTTCATCTGAAGCATTAGACATAAGGGTATTATTTGGATCTACCATTACAGTAGTATCTACCATTATTTCTTCTTTTAATAGCCTACCTTCAGCTAAATATTTTTTTACTTTTTCAGGACTACTTGATTCAAATTCAGGCATATCACTAGAATCACCAGATCCTTTTTTTAGGAATACACTATATAGATTTTCATCTTTATCATATGTAATATCATATTTTTTGTACTTTAAAGAATCTTCGGTTTTGTTATAGTCTTTAAGTTTTTTAATCTTATCAATAAGATCTTCTTTTAATAGCTTACCTTCAGCTAAATATTTTCTTAAATCGAAATTGTCCATTTTATTTTATTTTTTTTAATTTTTAACCCATTCTAGGTCCTATTGCTTGTCTTATTTTTGATGTTATCATTTCTAAAATGTCTTCTTCGTCAAATTGTTCTTCAAATCCATCTAATTCCATTGCTGCCTCAAAAATATCAATAGCACTACTTAGCATCATTTCCATTGCTGGTTCAAGATTTCCATCTGTAAGGTCTTCTTTTAGGTATTGTTTCTTAAAATATGCGGTTATATTAAAGTTATTGTCCATTTTTAGTGCGTTTAATGCGTTATTATTATGTTTGTGTATAAATATGTGGTTATATAAATATATTAATTTAAATCGAAATTTTTTATTTTAGGATATAAGTCTTTCTAATTCAGACTGCATGTCATCTACTTCATAGCCAAATTCTTCACCTGTGTATGGGTTTAAACCATCAGCAACAGCTTGTATTGCACTGTATACATCATCATTTGATGGAATTCTTTCTAGATAATCCATTGATTTATTTAAATATTGAATTAACTCTTCATCTTCAGCATATACACGAATTTCATCTAATATATCAATAGCTTGAGATGCTAGCAAATCTTTATCTTGAATATTTTCTTTTTCTAAATTAATCCCTGCTATATCTGAGTATAATACTTCTACTTCATCTCCATCTTTACTAACAGCGTAAACTACATCATTATTCCACATATCAGCATTTTCGTCATTATTAGAGTTAGGGTTATATATTACTAATTCTCTACCATTTGATAATTGAATAAAAGCATCATCGGCATCACCTAAAGCTTTAAGAAGTGATTCTTTATCATATCTTTCTTTTAATAGCTTGTTTTCTCTTAATATTTTATCTAATAAATCTTTATCTGTATTAGTTTTTACTCCTCTTTTACCGTACATAGAAGTGAATGTGTCTTTTACTTTAAGTAATCCTTTGAGTCGAGCCCATTTATAACGAAGTTTATCTATTTCATCTTCAGATGCATTTTCTATATTAGTGCCATCTTTTTCAAGGTTATATTTAACACTTCCCATAACCATATCTACTAATTTATCAGGGGATGAATTGAATTCATCCGATTTTATATTAGCTAATTTTTCAAGTTGGTTCATAGTTAGACTCGTATCTTCTTTTAATAGCTTGTTTTCAGTAAAATCAATATTTCCACCCTCTTCATCTTCAATTTTCATTACAAGAAGATTTAATTTCTTAGCATCTATATTACTTTTACCCTTAAGACGATTTTTAACAGTCATTAATAATTCTTCATCATCAATAATATCATACCCACCATCGGATAATATTTTATTAACGTCTATTTCTTCTTTTAATAGTCTACCTTCAGCTAAATATTTTCTTAAATCGAAATTTTCCATTTTATTTTAATTTTTCAGCAAATTCTCTTTGTTCAACATCATCGCTGTTTTCTAATTGTTCTATTTTATCTTTTAAGGATTGAACCCAATTTTCAGCATATTCTTCGTAACTAACCTCTAAATCCTCTCCTCTTTGTTCCCTTGCTATTTTACGGTAGTAATCAGATAACTCTTCTGCTAAATCAGATAATATATCAAATTGTCTACTATTAAATCTAGGAACATCAAGTTCTGGGTAGTTAGTTCTCCATATTTTATTTAATTTCCTTTTTATTTTAGGGACTAAATACCAATCTTCTCCATCTTCTGATCCTGATTCATCAAATATGAATCCTGAAACTGCAGGAACACCTAATACCCTTCTCATCTCACTATAAGGCATATACTCAAACATTTCATCCTGAAAGTATTGGATTATTTCAGCTCCTGATTTGTCTTTAATAGCTTTTGCTAATTTATCACTTACCATAACTCCAGGTCCTTCTTCTAAATATACGAATATGGCTTTATCTCTATCACTGTATGATTCTATATTTTCAATACCCTTAAAAGTATAATCGAATTGTTCAGGTGTTAACATAGAAAGATATTTTTTTATGAATCTTGGGGATACATCTTCTTTTAATAGCTTACTTTCAGACATAATATATTTCCAATTTTCTCCTCGGTAATCTTCCGGGTCAGATAGACCAAGATGTTTTTCAGTAAATCTTTCATATTCACTTTTACTAATATCCTGTCCCTTAGGGTATGAATCTAAAAAATCAGATAGTATTTCTTCATCTTCATATGATTTTACTACCTTTAAAAATTTTCCATAAGAACCCATTTGTTCTTCTTTAACTAGCTTGTTTTCGGGGATTGGTTTATTTCCAACAAAAGCGTTAACGGCTTTGTATGTGTCAAGATAATCTACAGTAGCCCACCCTCTAACATTATCGTAATAATTTTTTACTTCTTCTGCTGAGTTTAAATTCATAATTTCATCAGCAAACTTTTGAGCAGCTTCAGAATCCTCAAATTCGGATATTCCGTTTTTTGGGTCTGATTCCCATCTAATTAAACTTTCTTGTTCTGGGGTTGCTTTACTTATATCTATTACTACATCACCATCACCGTATATGTCGTAAGTTTTTTCTTCTTTTAATAGCTTACCTTCAGCTAAATATTTTCTTAAATCGAAATTATCCATTTTATTTTATTTTATTTTTAAATATAAAATTCTCTATTTTTATCTAACCATGCTTCAAATTCTTCTTTAGATGAGATGTTACTAACACCACCGGCTGAAAAGAAATCTTCAATAACATCATCTGCAGAAACTTTAGCACCATAGTATTGATTAATTGCTTCTATATTAGGTGATAAAAAATCTCGGCCAAATTCTTCTATAAAATCTTCATCATTGCCATAATCATCATAATGTTTATCATACTGAGTTTTAAATTCATCTTGATCAACAGTAACATAATCAATAAATTTTATTGAAGCTTCAAATAATTTACCTTCAGCTAAATATTTTCTTAAATCGAAATTGTCCATTTTTCTATTTTTAGTTTTAAATCCGTAGAACCTTTTATAATCCTGTGGATTTGGCCCTTAGGTATAAATATACGAACTCCCTCTGATAATACCAAAGGTAATTCGTTGTCTCGCTGGAATTGCCATCCGTTGCCTTCTAATACTGTTACTGTTCTGTCTTCTTGGTCTGTGTGCCATATTAAAGACATTGCATCTACGTCTTTGGAAAATGTTCTTGTTGTATTTTCGTCAGTGTAGGGGTTCATTTTATTAACCCAATAGCTTTTGCTATTTGTATTAAGACTATATTAAGTTTTTTACATACACTTAATACCGTAGTTAGTATCATTTTTCCTAAATTCATTTTATTTTGGGTTTTTTACAAATTGTTTACCTTTTTTACCTTCACGTTTTTTCTTTTGCGCTGATGATTTACGTTCTGCTTTAGTAAGTCCTTGAGCTTTTTTTCTTGGTAGACATCTGGATGGGTTTTTCTTGTTTTTCATCGTACCACATTTGCCACTTATGTTGCCTTGTGTGTCAATTCTTACCCAATCTTCTTTTTTAAACCAGTCACGAAGAGATTCGCTAATGCGGTCTTCTATTTCGTTAGTTTTTTTTTTCTTTTTACCGCTCATTTGACCTTTACATACTTTGACAGCTCTTCCTGATAGATATGCAGATGATTTTTCACCTGCTGCCATTCTACGTTTGCGGTATGCTTCACCTTTTTTACAGAGTTTTTCTCTGATTAAACCTTCGATTCTATTTTCTAGGAGAGTGTTCATGTTTAACTTTCAGAGCTTGTTTTCTTCTAAATATTGATCTCTATAACTCATTATTATACTATCCGCAAACTCGTCCGAACCTACTGGTTCATAATCCCTTCCTAATTTATTTTCAGAACGAGCTTCACTATAATAATAATCTTCAGAGTCTCTAATCATTCTCATCATTATGTCATTTTCTATATTAGGATAAATTGATTTAATTTTTTTTATAATCTCTTCTTGGTATCCAGGTTCTTTAGTTATATCAAAATCGTATTCACTAAATTGGTAAGTTAGTTCTTCTTTTAATAGCCTGTTTTCAGCTAAATATTTTCTTAAATTAAAATTTTCCATATTATTTATTTTACCAAAATGTATTCATTTTAGAACCTAAACCTAATTGATCAGCGTATCTAGGTAGATTACATGACCAGTATCCTGCTTTTGTTCTGTCTTTTTTGTTCTTGCAGTTGTGACGTGCTGCGAATGCGTTTCTAGCTTGTTTGTTTTTGATTTTAGCTCTTAAACCACCTGAGCCAAATGATACTTTTTTGATTTTTTTAGTTTTTGGGTCTCTGACATATACGTAATATGCTTTAGATCCGCCTCGTTTTGGTTTGTTTAGTGGTGGGTCTTTTTTCTCTTTTTTTTTGGCTTCTAGAATGTTGACTATTCTTTCTTCTAGTGATTCTCCAAAATTAGATGATTGTGTTCCACCTTGGGGTTTGATTAAATCATCAGCAAAAGCCATAAGAGATTCTGGTGTTCCAAATACAGGTGTACCTTTAAGTTCTCCACTTTCAATATCGATTACTCGGTATTTAGCTCTTCCTGGTTTATCTTGGTAAGTTGGTGTAACT